GGACCACATCATCGACGGCCTCTTTGACCGCGACCTCGACGGCCAGCGCTTCGGCCCGAGGGCTCCTGTTCACTCCGGCCGTTATCGATCATGCGGTGAACCTGGCGAAGATCGCGTCGCCTCTCATTCGCCCGCTTCGCATCAATGGGCAGTACAAATATTGTATGTTCATTCACCCGAATCAGACCCGCTCTCTGCGGACCAACAACGCGGCCAACACCGTGACGTGGTACGACATCATGAGGTCGCGGGTACAGGGTGGCGAAATGGATACGAACCCCATCTTCAACGGGGCAATCGGCGAATACAACGGCGTGATTCTTCACGAGTCAACCCGCATACCTGCACCGACGGTTTCGGGAAACACCAACTTCCGGCGCGCGGTTCTCTGCGGCGCACAGGCGGCGACGTTCGCCACCGGAAGGCGGGACAAGGACCGTCAGATGAAATGGGTCGAGGAACTGTTCGACTACGAGAACCAGTTGGGCGTTTCTGCGGCGATGATTTGGGGCTTGAAAAAGTGCGTGTTCAATTCGATCGACTTCTCAACGATCGTGGCGAGCACCTACGCCCCGAATCCGCAATAGGGGAGGGACTGAGACATGAGTACCGTAACAGCTTCCTTCTTCAATGCGAACGTCAAGGCGACCCACACTGGCATCAACGTGATTGGCAGCCATACGTCGCGATCGGCGACCATGACGGCCTCGAGCGTTGTTATCCTCAACTACGTGCCGGACGGCGCGACGTTGGTGGATTGGTGGTTCCGCTACCAGTCGGGCGCCGCGGACGCGGGCGCGGAGATTGGCACATCGGCTTCGCCTTCGGGCATCATGGCGATGACCACCCTCACGCTCTCGTTGACCCACTCCGGGTCCACTGCCGGGGGCCTTCCCGGCACCTTCGGGCGCAATTACTACCGCGCTCCGATGGGCGGGGATCTCATGCCCGTGCACGTCTCGCTTTCGGACGACGTGCAGCCGGCAACGGTCGCGCTCCGGATGACGCTTCGTACGGCTACGTCAGAGTCTCTAGCTTTGACGTGGATGCTGTTCTACACGATGGATGGACTGGGCGGCCGAACCACCATTCGGTGATTCAGCGGCTTGGCGAATCCTGTCGAGGGCCGGGGGGCGGATCGCCTCCCCGCTCCCCGACTTTCGACTGGAGGCACGCATGGAACGGATACCGGCGCAAGTAATTTTTGACGAGGCGAAGTCGCTCCTTGAGGGCAAGGACACGGCCGGCAACGACGTGCCGATCGACCTTGATAAATCCGAGCGGCTCCTCAATGAAATCCTGAGCAACAACGTCGGGAACGATCAGGTTCTCTATGTGCTCGGGACACTTCATATGGCAAAGGGTAATTTCGGCCTCGCCATTCAACTCTTATCGCAAGTGACGCAGATCGTGCCGCAATTCGGTGAGGCATGGAACAATTTGGCGATGGCATACCGCGGCGTCAATAAGTGGGACAAGGCCGCGCTGTGCGCCAAGGAGGCCGCCAAATACATCAATCACGCCGACATCCCGTGCAACGTTAGCGGCCTACATCTAAATCGCAATATGCCGGAAATAGCTCTTGAGTGGGCTGAAAAGGCACTCGCGCGAGATCCCGACCACGTAAAGGCGAAATGGCACAAGGCGATGGCGCTCCTCGAAATGAGGCGCTGGGGCGAGGCATGGGAATGGCATGAGGCACGGCTGCATGGAGGCGGGCAACTTGAGATTTTCGAGCGCAATTACCACGGTCCCGGCGCCACGACGCCCCCGTGGGACGGCAAGAGCAAGGGGACGTTGGTCATTCACGGCGAGCAGGGACTCGGCGACGAGATCATGTTCTCGACCTGCATCCCCGACGCCCTGGAGACTGGGGCCGATCTGATACTCGAGCCGTCGCCCCGCCTTGAAGGGCTGTTTAAGCGCTCATTCCCCGACACGCTGGTCTATGGCACCGATGACGTTGACGGCCGACGGTGGGTCAATGAGCTCGGCAGGCCGGACTTCAAGTGTGCGCTCGGAACGCTCCCCATGTTCTACCGGCGCACGCCCGAGAGTTTCCCCGGCACTCCCGTGCTCGTGGCGGATCCGGAGAAGAGGACGAAATGGGCGCGCACGCTCAAAGAGATCGGCGACCGGCCGAATGTCGGAATTACCTGGCAAGGCGGTGTGCCGTCTACTCATGTCGAGCGGCGATCCTTCCACCCGTCGCTCCTCGAACCTCTCTTCTGCCACGACGCCAATTGGATCTCTCTTCAATACGACCAAACGGCGCAACTGTGCGTCGATCAAGTCTACGAACAGACCGGGATCAAGATTCACCACTGGCCGGTTGCCGCCTCGAGCCACCATCCCGAAACCGGCAAGCCTGCGGATCTTGAAGAGCGGGCGGCGCTGATAAGTGAACTGGACGCCGTGGTGTCCGTCTGCCAGACCGCCGTCCACCTCGCCGGCGCGCTCGGCAAGCCGGTGCTCTGCATGACGCCAAGCGAGCCGGCCTGGCGTTATGGTGCTGGCGATTATGAGGATATTCCTTGGTACAATTCCGTGCAGCAGGTCCGCCAGGCACCGAAATCCACCGATTGGGCTCCGGTCGTCGCCAAGACAAGCGCCAGGCTCGGCGAACTGTTGGAGGCGGCGTGATGTGGCGCCATGAAGATCAGGCCCTCTTAGACCGCGCCGAGAAAGCCGCTCGAGCCTCGGAGAGGCCCGGCCGTCAAGTCGGCGCCGTGATTGCCGACGGGAGCGACTTATTAATCGGCACCGGCGCAAACCACGCCCCAGCCGTCTTTCACGGGCGCATGGTCGAGGCCGTACCGAAGTATCTCGTTTGCGCCGAGGCCGACGCCATTCACCAGGCGCGGGAAATGATAAACGGCACCTCGTGCCTTTACGTGTGGCCGGTTCCGCCGTGCGTTGCCTGCGCGCACCTTATCGTCGCGGCCGGCCTCAAGCGCGTGGTTGTCCCGGGGCCGTACCCCGAACACTCCAAGGCCGGCGATCGCTGGGCGGCGCGGTACGAGTACGTGAGGCAGTTGTTTGATGAGGCCGGCGTGGTGCTTGTGGAAGCGCCCGACAAACCGGATATCTAGCGGAGGCAACGCAATGACCATAATCGACCGGATTGACTCCATCGTAGATATGCCCGACGACTTCCGGGACGTTACGCCACCATGCCCGCCGTCGCTCAAGATCGAGCTCACGGCCAGGTGCAATTATGCGTGCGCCTTCTGTGCCACGGCGACTAGGCTTCGGGATAAAAAGGACATGGATCGGGAGCTCTTCGAGCGTCTGTTGCCCGAACTGCGTCAAGCCGGCGTCAAGGAGATTGGCCTATTCTATCTCGGCGAGTCCTTCCTTTTGCCGTGGCTCGAGGAAGCGATCGCCTACGCCAAGCACGACGTCGGCTTTCCGTACGTGTTTCTGACGACGAACGGATCCCTCGCCACGCCCCGGCGTGTGCTCAAGTGCATCGAGGCGGGCCTCAATAGCCTAAAGTTCTCGTTCAACTACACCGACGCCAAACAACTGCGCGAAGTGGCGGGTGTTGCCGAAAAGAACTTCGACAAGGTGCTGGACAACATCATAGGAGCCCGAGGCGCTCGCGATAATGTTCTGCGCGAAACGGGCCGCCGCTGCAATCTCGCCGCTTCACATATCGCCTATGACGGCGTGCAAGGCGAGAAAATGCAGGCGGCGATTTCGGAAATCTCCGGTTTCGTAGATGAGGTTTACGCACTTCCTCTCTACAACCAGGCCGATCTGGTCGGCGACGAGGGCGAGCGCCGCGAATGGACGGTCACAGGGGGCAACACCGGACGGCTTCTCAATCCTGTCCCGCCCGTGCCATGTTGGGCCGTCTTCCGCGAAGGCCATATAACCTATGACGGAAAGCTAAGTGCCTGCTGCTTCGACCACGATGGACGCTTCAACATGGGCGACCTCACCAAAATGTCCTTCACCGACGCTTGGAATTCCGAAACATTTCAGACGCTCCGCTCAAGGCACCTAAGCGGCGACGTGCGCGGGACAGTGTGCGAGGGCTGCATATCTTACACCGGGAGTGTTGCGCCGTGACGACCCCCTGGAACAATCCGGTTATCTGGAAAGAGGTACAGGCGCTCATGGCGCTGCCGGCCGATATTGAACCCACATTTCAAAGGGCCATCGACCTCCTCATGGTGACGACCGGCCGCGTTTTCTGCACCGGCGTCGGCAAGAGCGGCCATATTGCCAGGAAGGTTGCTTCGACCATGACCTCGCTCGGCACGCCAGCCTTCTACTTACATCCGACCGAGGCCGGACATGGTGATCTCGGCGCCGTCCTCCCTGGCGACTCCATGCTGGCTTTCAGTCGGTCTGGCCGCGCCGTCGAAATGGAAACGATATTCGAGTACAACCGAAAGAACGGGATTCCCGTTGTTCTTGTCAGTGAGAACGACCGCGATAGCCTGGCACGCTTGTCTGACGTTGTTATCAGAATGCCGAAGATCGAGGAAGCCTGGGGACACGCGCCCACGACCTCGACGATCGTGCAACTGGCGATCGGCGATGCGATCGCGATTACTCTCGCCGAGAACAAGGGCTACACAACTGAGGAATTTCACGACATCCACCCGAACGGCGAGATCGGCAAACGCTGGAAAGTGCGTTTTGGCGACAAGGATGATGAGGAGGCGGCGGCATGAACCTAATCACCGAAGAGTACCGAGAGCTCAACCGCGAACTCCACCAGCAGCGGCCCGACTATGGCACGACGGCGCCCAAATATTCGGCGCAAATCCGCGACATCGCCATGTCCATAAAGGCGGACTCGATTCTCGACTATGGTTGCGGCAAAGGTCTTCTCGGCCAGGCGCTCTCACATATGATCATCAAGAATTACGACCCGGCGATCGAGGGCCTTGACGATCCCCCTGAACCGGCTGACCTCGTGTGTTGTATCGATGTGTTGGAGCATATCGAGCCTACGTGCCTTGGCGCTGTGCTCAACGACTTACAGCGCCTCGCGCTCAAGGCCGTGTTTCTCACCATCGCCACCAGGCCGGCCGTCAAGACGCTATCCGACGGTCGCAACGCGCACCTGATCGTCGAACCGCCCAACTGGTGGCTACCGAAGATCTTAGAGCGCTGGGACTTGCGACTGTTCCAGGCAACCGAGGGCGAGTTCGCCGCCCTTGGCACAACGATAGTGGAGGCAAAACCCCATTAACCAAGGAGAAGAGAAATGGGAAGCTCTACAAGCCGTCGCGGCAGCCCTGCCTGGCAGTCGCGAAATACACCAGGCGCCGACCCGAAGGTTTCCAAGGGATCGATCGTCCATGCGGAGGGCACTCACCAGTCCGGCCATGACGACCACGGTCGCGATGGCATGGGGGGCGCCCGCAAGAAGTCCGCGGCGCGCAAGACGTCGGCCAGGAACCCAGGTCCACACGGCTACTCGTAAGCCATGCCGCGCGAATTTGAGCGCTGCGTGCGTAAGGTGAAGGCCAAAGGCGGCGTCAAGAACGCTTACGCCGTTTGCAGGGCTTCAATGGGCACGGACGCTCAAATCAAAGCGCGGCGCGGCAAGAAGTCCACTCGCAAGATGACCAAACTGGGGGCGCGACCAAAGTGAGCGATGAATGGACACAGCTTTTCTGCGCCAACGGATTGCCGATGAATTAGAGCGCCAGCCGTCGGATCTTATCGGCTCGCCCTCTTTGTCGGTCGGCCTCGTCGTCAACCGCGAGATCAACAGCGCGATCAAGCACTACGAGTCAACGCGGTTCCGATGGAACGAGGAGCGTGAGGCCGCCATTGCGACGACCGTCGCTGGCACCCGCACGTATGCGCTCCCCGGCAACTTCGTGAAGATGGACTCGATCAAGCTCATTTACAGCGGTGGGTATATTCCGCTCCGCAAACGATCCTGGAGCCATATCGAGGACGTAGACCGTCGCGTCGCCGGATCGCGCGGGATTTCCGACGAATACACGATTTATGGCAATGTCTTGCGCGTCTATCCGGCGCCGAATGGCGCATATACAGTGGTGGCCTCATACATCAAGCGGCTGGGGATGACATCACTCACCGGCAGCTATTGCAGTTCCATGACGATGACGCCCACCTCTACGGCCTCGCACAACAATCGACGAAATGGCTGGACGATCGACGGCGAGGCCCTGGTGCGGGCTCGCACCGTTGCCGCCTTCCGGCTCTATTACGAGAGGGACGAACAATCAATCGCCGAAGAGGCCCTACTTAGCCAACAGCGAAACCCGTTCCTTTCCCTGCGCGAGATGAACACCTATCAATCCCTCGCCGACGAGATTAACGATGCCTTGGCGACCGGATCCATAAGACCTTACGCAATCTAATGCCTGAACCCCTCTTCATACCTTTCGGCGAACTCAAGCCTGATATGCCGGCGTTCCGCAGCGATGGCCTCATGACGGCTCTCAATGTTGTTCCGCGAACCAACTCATACAGCCCTTTCCGCCGTTTGGCGGCCATTTCAACCAACACCCTCACGGAACGATGCCTCGGCGCAATAACGGCGCGCGATGTCAACGATAATATCTACGTCTATGCTGGCGACGAGAACCGCCTTTATGAGTTGACCAACAACGCCTTCGCCGAAGAGAGTTCGTCCGCCGCTGTTTACAGCACCGGGACCAATGATGTTTGGGAGTTCATCGTGTGGGCTCAGAACAACGTCATTATCGCCACCAATTACGCTGACGCGATCCAGTCGATGACGCTTGGCGGCGGCGCCAGCGGGGCCTTCGCGAACATGATCACTTCGACCAACAGGCCCAGGGCGAAGCACATCGGCGTGGTCAACAGTTTCGTTGTGCTCGGCAATACCTACGACACGACCGACGGCGTGAAGAGCTCGCGCGTGTGGTGGGGCGGCATTCGTGACGAGACAGACTTCGACCCAAGTGCCGCGACCCAGTGTGACTATGAGGATCTCGCCACCGGCGGCGTCGTCCACAAGATAGTCGGCGGCACCGAGTACGGCCTTATATTTCAGGAGAGAATGGTTCGCACCATGCGCTACGTTGGCGGTGGCGTGGTGTTTGAGCTTCTGCCGATCAACTATGTCCCCGGGTGCGCGCTCCCCAACTCGGTGATCGCCCATCATGGCCAGGTGTTCTATATTTCAGATGTCGGGTTCATGGGGATGGCTGGCGTCAATGCACAGCCAATCGGGAACAACCGGATTGACCGGGATTTCTGGTCGGAGTTCGATGTTTCT